TCATAACTGGGGCTTGATTATGAATCAATTTATGCTTATTTTTGAAAACAGAATCCAGATATAAGAACAAACTTACAGCTGAATCCTGTTTCCATTTACACAAAATTTTGGACAGTGTCTATTAATTTATGGTGCAATTATATCTTATTTGTTCTTCATCTATAAACTCAACTTTCTCTTGAGTAAAATTAAATCCTGTATTTACATTCTCAGATTCTCCACTATGGTCTAATTTAATAAGAAATCTTTTACGTTTATTTCTCTTAAAGGTATAATTGGAGTTAACTAATTTTATTGGTTCACCCGTAGTAGGGATATAATCAACATATACTTTAAGATTACATTCCGTATTATACATTAAGTAGCTACATACAAACATCTGAGATATTTTTGGTTTAGAAGGTATTAAATTATATTCTAAAAATTCTAATCCACATCTAATGCTTCCTTCGGTTAGTCCTTCTACGCTAATTTCAAAAGCTGATGTAATTCTTTTAAGTTCCATAGAACAGATATTGTTCAATGATGGAGAGAATTTATCTATAGTATCATAATATCCATCTCCTTCTATCAAGTAAGTTTCAGAATATGGAACGTAGTCTTTGTTATACCAATAAGATACATTGTAATATTCATCATAAGGATATATAAATCCATTTGTATATGTGTTGTAAAATGTAGCTGGATTAAACCCATCATTAGAATAAAATTTATATTTAGAAAAAAAATCATAATATAGTGCGGCGTATATTCTATACTCTTTATTCTTTTTTAATTTTATGGTTACGTTATCTAAACTTCTAAAGAAACCATAAGCATAGTCAGTAGTTGTAGAAGTATTGGAGTCTATTTCTTCTATGTCTATAGCATATACAGGGTTTTGATTATCTGCCCTACTAAGAGGTTCATCTGTTATATCTATAGAAGTATCTATAGATATTTGTAGTGGTACATCTATGTACTCATCTTCTACAGGTGGTACTACTGATTCTTTATCATTACTACAAGCTGTGAAACTGATACTAATAAAAATGGCTATCAGAACCATACTTAATAATTTAAATATTTTCATTGCGATAAGAGTTTAAATAGGAGTTATTAGTCTTTTATTTAATGATGTTGCAAATATATAAATTAAATCAATTTCAACCAATAGAAATGTACAAATAATAATAAGAACATTAAAGCCTAACCTGGCAATTAAGACAGACTAGGCTTTTTAAAGTTCATAACAATTTATTTCTTCTTCCACCTACCATTTACTAAGGTAAATCTTTGAGCCTTATTAGAAGGAATCATAATAACCTTCTTATAGTAGTTGCCATTATCGGCTGCTGTAGTAGTCGGACAGTATTTATAATCTATAGTACCAAAGTTCCTAATAGTACTGGTAGTGTACCAATAGGCATTAACTTTAGTTCCATCTGTAAAGAAGTTGATGTAGTATGCTGTAGCTGACTGGCTATCTTTCTTATCCTTCACTAAGGACTTATATTTAGATACTTCCATTAAATGAGTATCATAGCCTTCATACTTAATATTTCTTACCTTTATTTCGGCTACTACCTTTTTATCCTTATAAGTAAAATAGTAGTCCACTGGTGCATATTTATCTTCTGTAGGATGCAGATTAGTAGCACCCACTTGTATTAAAAATGATTCTAGTAGTTTCCTTCCATTTAGTTCTAATTCATAAAATTTGTCCATTTAAGCTAGTAGTTTGTACTAGCCTGTATTCCATTATACATAAATCATTAGCCATTCACATTAACCATATATCATTTACAGGCTAATGGGTTATTCTTCTTTAGCAGGTTCTTCTTTAGTTTGTAAATCCTGCTGTACCATCTGTAACAGTCCTGCTACATCTTTATAAGGCTGCTGGACTAAGTAGTTAATAATTGCGTTAATAGTTTGTTCTGACATACGTTTCATTCACTTAATATATTTAATGCTTCATCTGATTCTGATATAACTGCATTTCCTTCTTCATCTACCCACATAGTTCTTATCTTTAATAGCCTTAATAACCCTATCTGCTTCTTTTGTGATATGTTGCTTAATCTCATTTACTACAGTCCTAATAAGGAAATACATTAGAACTGCTAAGAATGTTAGTAATACATAGGTTGTAAACATAGTATATATATAATTTAAGTAGTTAATAATCAAAGTAAAGTAAGGCTATCTTCACAGACTACCTTACTGAATGAATAACGAATCTCAACACTAATCTTTATGTTTGGATAATCTATAAGATAGTAAATCTAAATACAGAATTTGGTGTGTAAATAAATAGATATAATCTTTGTGGTGTGATAATCTATAAGGGAAATCTTTGTATTAGAAGTATCTGTAGTATTATTGCTTTGATTAGTAGTAAAATAGAAACTATTTACTTACTAACAAGACCGATAAAGCCATTCCCATATAACTCTTTATCGCATTACAAATATAACAATATTATTTTACATATCAAAACTGAATTACAATAATTTTAATAATTCATTTAAACACTATCTTAGGTCTGATTATTGTAATTGAGAATAAAGGTTTAGTAGTATATCTGTAAGGAAATCATTTTCTTCTACAATTTTAAATCTTTTCCTGTCTTTAAGTTTAGCAGCATTATAATAAAGAGAGAAATTAGCTGTTAGTTCATTAGTGCCAGCTAGTAAACTGGCTATCTTAATACATTTTGAATCTTTGTAAAACTTAATACAACCACCTTCTTTATAAAGTCGGATGATATATTTAATTCCTATGCTGTTTAAAATTTCCTTAGCTTTAATACCAGCTTCTACTGCATCTTCCTTTAGCTTTAATATTCTAGCTTCTTCTGATTCTTTTGTACTGGGTGTAAAGTCAATAACCATAGCTTACTTAATTTTAATGTACTGAATGATATAGCCTCTTAAATACTTGCCATCTATCTTCTTTCTAGCTTCCTTAATAGTAGCATATTCTTCAAAGTCCTTAATACTAGCCTTTCCTTTAATTCCCAATGTGCCATAAATACTATTCAAGCAATCTTTAATATCAGCAGAAGGAATAAATTCACCGATTCTAAATGCAGGAATAGTAAGCAGTAACTTAGCTACTTTAGCTTTATTATCCATCTTTTCGGAGATACTAATAAGAAGTCTTTGAATATGTGAAGTATGATATTTAAGTTCCCTAATCTGTTCCATACCTAGTAGTTCATAAGCATCTTTGATATAGCTATACTTCTTCTTTAATAAGGCTAATCTGTCACCATCTGTAAGACTGAATACCATACTTTCCTTTCTTTGTATTATAGAATCATATTCTTCTATAGCATCCTTAAAGGTAGTTCTGGCTGAATCATTCTTTAATAGTTTATCAGAAGTCTTATCTGTACTGCATCCTACAGCCATACCAGCCTTATTATATTCAGTACTTAAATTGATTTGTAAACTATATGTATGGTTAAGTACCTTGAAGTTATAAATATCCAGTTTCATCCTATTAGGGTCAAATACAAATTCACCAGTATCTTCATCCTTCCAAATGTAATGATAGATACTTTCTTTAGTTCCTTCCTTAATTTCCTTATCACTATTAACCTTAGTAATATATGATTTGGCTTTCTGTTCTTCTTCCAGAACTACCTGCTTATATTCTTCATAAGTAAGGTCTGTATTGTATCTGGTAGCTTTATAAAGATGTGTAATAGTATCTGCATACTGGGTATTTCTAATTCTACCTGCTATCTGTCTTACCTGTGTACTAATATCCATTAAGGTTTGTGCCTTAGTGCTTTCAGAGATGATATAAATTTTACCTTCTGTATCAAATAAATCACAGCCTTCAAAGCAGGTGGAAGTATAAAAGTTTATCTTCTTTACAGGGTCAGTAGTTTCACCATTAGTAACACCTTGGCAAGTATGCTTATAGCTTTCATTATTCTTACTAAAGATGATTCTGGTATTCTCATTAGTAAGGTTACAGTTCTTAATCATAGTAGCAATAAATTCCACCGAGTTTACAAAGAAGTGGGCATTACCAAATATTTTACCTTCTAAGAAATCATTGATAACTTTCTTCACTGTAGCACCTACATACTTACATTGTACTGCATTTACCTTTACTTCAGTCTTATCTTCCCAGTCTATCTTAAAGGTCGGAATATCCTTTAGTTCTTCCAGCATTAAATCATATTCAATAGGGGTAGCTGTTAAGAATGACCATTCTTTAAATTTCCTGTATTCATCTAGTACAGTTCTTACAGCCTTGTTTCTAAAAACATACTGGATAAATAACAGATGTAGTTCATCTATTAGTAAGAAGTAGTTATAACCAGTAATACCAGCCACTTTAGCTAAACTATCATAAGTACACATAATCTTTTTAGCACCTTTCTTAGTATTTAGGTATTCTCTAATTTCGTATGTAGTAACACCTTCATAAACACCTAGTACATTAACCTTACCATCTGTATTATATTTCTGCATCTTATTCTTTATAAGTGATACAAAGGGAACACATATAATAGTATCTTTATTATCTTCCAAAGCTATAGATGTTCCGCCACATCCTACTTTACCTTTATCTATTAAATATCCTACTGGTAAACCATTCTCTTTGAATAATGGATATTCACCTAAATACTTGTACTCTTTAGTAATAATAATGTTTGTCATAATTGTAAATTGTTTGTTTAGTTAGTCGGTTTAAAATCTGGAGTTTAGAAGCATCTGGAGTTTGAATTATGGGTGTGACCATTTTTTGGTATTCTTTCTATAGAAGATTGAGGTTTCGCTACCAAATATTGGTCATCTAAGAATAAAATAATAAGCGTATCACTACGCTTATTATTCTACGCTTAACTAACCCAAACTCAAAAATTATGATGAATAATTAACAATCAGTACCTAAAATATGCTCAAAAGGTACTTATGGTAATAACTTTGTGATTCTTAGAAGTGAATTAAGTGGAAGAACTGGCTAATCAGCTAGCCAGTCCACCTAGAAAATCGAATTAGAATCTATGTTTCAGTATGATAGTTTCCTTCATTTATTGTAATACAAAGATAGTGAAAGATTTTGACATATCCAAATTAATTGTAATAAATTTTAAAATTTGTATTAAGGATGCTATAACAGCTATATTTTTGTATTACAGTATGCAAAGTGATGGATGAATGAATTTAAAGTAAAGTTTCTTATCACTTCTTTCTACTAGACCAGCTTCTAAAGCTGAATATACTGTATTATGTTGTACCCCTATTTCGTGAACTATTCTATTCAGAGATAAATCTACTATATTGGATGCTATTCGTGACCAGCATTTGAATCGGATTAAGAAGCCGATTACTAATCTATCTACATTTGCATCTAATAGGCTACTATCTATGGTTACAAAGAACTTGGTAGGTTCTGTATAGCTATACTTATTACTGCATCCAGTTCTATCTATTGTTAGGTTGGCTACTTCTTCAAACTTCTTTAGATGGTTAAAGATGGTAGTTTCACTAACACCTGTTATTCTTACTATATCTTTAATAGTACTATCTGGATTCTTACTAATGGCTATTAGGGTACAGAAGTAAGTAAATGCTTCATTATTGGTTAATGCTTGTAATACTGGTATGCTTAATTTAATGTTCATAGTGATGTTCTTTTGCGTGGCACTCTTTACAAATAGACATAAGGTTATTAAAGTCAAATGCTTTGGCTAGTCTTTTAGTGCCAGTATAATTCATAAAGGAATCTATGTGGTGAATATCTTCTGCTGGCTTAATAATGCCTTTGGCTAAACAGAGTTCACATAATGGCTGCTGCATTAGCTTAGCTAGTCTTAATTCCTTCCATTTGGTAGATTGGTATATCTTCTGTCTTTCTTCCCTGTTAAATGTTCTGGAAGGCTGCTTATTCGGTTTCTTTAGGTATGGCATATAGTTCTGATAGTATTATGTATTCACCTTCTTCATTCTGTACTTCCAATGGTGCTAATTTACTATTCATTGTATAGCTGGACTTCTTAGCATAGCATCTTATAGTATTGAATTGTACTCTTAGTAATGCTAATACAGATTCTTCTGTTACTTCTTCCAGTCCTACTTCCATACATCTTATTACTGCTTTCTGTAGGAAATCTTCTACAGTCTGGGACATATAGATAGTATCTTTATAGTATGTAGTGTATTGCTTTACTAATTCGGGATAATGCTTAGCTATTATATTAGCTATCTTAGAAGCATTTCTATGAAGTGGCTTATCTATTACTGTATTGTAGCTGTACTGGTCATATTGTGGCTTCCAGTTAATTATCTTATCTGCTGTTTCTGTATCAATGTGAAATAATGCTGCTGCTTTGTCTAGTCCGTAATCATATATATACTGTAGAAGGACTGATTTAGGTGGTCTTTCCATTCTTGAATTTAATGTACTGGTTAATGGTTTCCCTATTATAATTGAAGAAGTCCTTTAGTATGGCTTCTATCAGTGGTGCTTTATCTGATTTGCTGTTAGTATGTTCATCTATAATATCAATATTTCTATTAAAGAAATCTGCTATTATCAATCTTAGTAGTTTAGACCTGTCTTTACCTAATAATTGCTGTAGTTCCGTTAGTAGCAGGTCAGTATTTAGGTCTATTTTAGCTTTAATTTCTATTGGGTAATTACTTCTTCTTTCCATAGTTTAGCCTTTAATTGTATTACAAATTTACTAATACCTTAACAGACTTCCAAATAAATTATTCACATTCTTTAATAATTGTATTGTAGTGATTATAAGCCTATTAAAGCCATTACATAGCTTTATAAATTATAAAAATTAAATAGACTATAATATGATAAATTACACTATTCCAAAGGACATTGAAAAGGATGCTAAGGTATATATGCAGAATGTACTAGAACAGCTAGATAATACTGGTATGTTGGAGAATGTGGATAGTGCAGCTTTAACGATGCTGGCTAGAAACTACAGTATGTTCATTAAAGCATCCAAACAACTAGAAGATGAAGGTTTGACTGTTACCAGTGATAGAGGTAACATAGCACCGCACCCAGCTATTAAGATTGCTAAAGATGCTCAAACGCAAGCTATGAAAGTTATGCTGGAGTTCGGACTAACAGCTAAGGCTAGAACTAAATTGCCTAAAGTAGAACAGGACGGATATAACCCATTTGAGCAGTTTATAAAGGAAGGAAAGGAAACTAGATAAATGAATACTGGGCTTTACTATGAATACTGTAGTAAGGTTCTTAATGGTGAAATAATAGCAGGGGAAACTATTAAGCTGGCTTGTAAGAGATTCCAGAATGACCTGCAAAGGGATGATTTGGAATTTAAAGAGGATAAGGTAGATAGAGTCATTAAGTTTATAGGGACTTTAAAACATTATACTGGTCGGCATTCTGGTAAACCATTCACCTTAGAAGGATGGCAGCAGTTTATAATAGCTAATATAGTTGGGTTCTACTGGAAGGGAACTACTACCAGAAGATATACTAGCAGCTATATAGAAGTAAGTAGGAAGCAGGGTAAGACAGCTTTAGCTGCTGCTTTATGCTTGTATTATTTAATAGCTGATGGTGAAGATGGTGCAGAAGTATTACTGGCTGCTAATAGTAAAGAGCAAGCTAAGATAGCCTTTGATATGTGTAGCAAGTTTAGTAAGGGACTGGATTCTAAAGGTAAGTATCTTACAGCCTATAGAGCTGATATTCTGTTTAACCTTACTAATTCCAAATTGAAAGTATTGGCTGCTGATGATAGTAAGCTGGATGGATTTAATGCCAGCTTTGGTTTATTGGATGAATATCACGCTGCTAAGAATAGTAAAGTACGTGATGTTATTAAGTCCAGTATGGGAATGAGAATGAATCCTCACCTTTGTACTATTACTACTGCTGGCTTCGATAAGACTTTACCCTGTTACCAATTAAGAACCGTAGCTATAGAAGTGCTTAATGGCTTAAAGGTAGATGATGAAATGTTTATAGCTATCTATTCTTTAGATGCTGATGATGATTGGCGAGATGAAAAGAACTGGGTTAAATGTGCACCAAACTTGGATATTACAGTAACTTCCAAATACATTAGAGGACAGGTACAACAGGCAATAAATAACCCTGCTGATGAAGTCGGAGTTAAAACTAAGACTTTGAATTTATGGTGTGACAGTTCTAATGTGTGGCTACCAGAGGACTATATTATTAAGTGCAGTCAGGAAGTAAACCTTAATAAGTTTGCTGGTATGGATTGCTATGTAGGTGTGGATTTAGCTGCTACTTCGGATTTGACTGCTGTAGCTTATTTAGTTGTGCAGGATGGTACTTACTACTTCAAAACACATTACTATCTTCCAGAATCGGCATTAAAGGATAAGGCAGATAAGGAACTTTACAAATACTGGAAGCAGCAGGGGTATCTTACTGTTACCAGTGGCAATGTTACCGATTATGACTATATAACTGCTGATATGCTTAGATATGCTGATGTAGTTAATATCCAGTCTGTAGGATATGACAAGTATAATGCTACACAATGGGCTATAGATTCTACAGAGCAGGGACTACCATTAGAAGAATATCCACAAACACTAGGTAACTTTAATATGCCTACTAGAGAACTGGAAAGGCTAATACTATCTGGTAAGGCAGTTATTGATAACAATGAAATAAATAGGTACTGCTTTAGAAATGTTACTTTGAAGTCTGATTATAATGGTAATGTTAAACCGAATAAGGCAGTAGATAAGAAGAAGATAGATGGAACTATAGCAATGATACAGGCTTTAGGTATGTTTTTGCGGAATCCTAGATTTAGCAATGAAATAATCACAATATAATGGGACTTTTTACTAATTGGTTAAAAAAGAAAGAACCAGAACAGGAAACCAGAGGGTTATTCTGTGATTCGTTAATGTATAATATGAATGGCGGCTATACCACTAATAAGGCTATGCTATTATCTACAGTATATAGATGTGTAGATGTTATTAGTGATGCGGTAGCACAGCTCCCATTAGAACCATATTACATTAATGATTCTGGTTATAAAGAAAAGTTTATTAAGCATCCTACCTACTACTTACTGAACAAAGAGCCGAACAATAAGATGAGCAGGTTTACTTTCATAAAGACTTTGATAGTAAGTACACTGCTTAAAGGTAATGGATATGCTTATATAGAAAGAGATGCTAAAGGAGATGCAGTAGCACTTCATTATTTACAGCCAGATTATGTTACTATTACTGAACAGAAGGACGGAATTAGATATAGTGTTGTAGGTATTAAAGGACTTGTAGAGCCTTGCAATATGATTCATATACTGAACTTTAGTTATGATGGTATTACTGGAATCAGTACTTTACAACACGCTAGACAGACTTTAGGACTGGCTACAGATTCTGAATCACACGCACAAGGATTCTTTAAAGGTGGTGCTAATCTGGCTGGTATTCTTAAAGTACAATCTACTTTAACTGGTAAGCAGAAGGTAGATTTAAAAACTAGCTGGCAGACTGCTTTTAGTCCTACTACTGGTACACCTAATGGTGTGGCTGTATTAGAAGGTAATATGGACTTTCAACCTATTACAGTGAATCCTGCTGATGCACAACTATTAGAAACCAGACAGTTTAATGTAATTGATATTTGTAGGTTCTTCGGAGTATCACCAGTTAAAGCATTTGACTTATCCAAGAGCAGTTATAGTACTGTTGAGGCTACCCAGCTAGCTTTTCTTACTGATACATTATCACCATTACTAGAGAAGATAGAATTAGAGTTTGAAAGGAAGCTGTATAAGCCTTCTGAAAGGAGTAGAATAGATGTAAGATTTGATACTTCTGTATTACTAAGAGCAGACAAGCAGTCTTTAGCAAACTACTACAATACACTGTTTAATATCGGTGTGGTTAGTGCCAATGAGATTAGAAAGCAGTTGGATTTACCTGCTATAGATGGTGGAGATTCCCATTTCGTACAAGTGAATCTGATGGAGATTAAAAATGCTGCTAATAACATTCCATCTAATAACAATATAATCAATGATACAGACAATTTACAAGGGAACTGACTTAGTATTCAATATTAAGTTGGAAGATAAGGACGGTATTCCCTTTAGGGTAAGAAACACTTCTGAATTTATACTTAGACTTTACACCACAAACCCAGCAGAGTTTATAGAATGTAGTTTTAAAGGTGGTGATTTGACTGGTATAGTAGAAGAAGATAGAATAGATAAAGCGGTTATTAATTCATCTGACCTAGATAAGCTACAATCTGGACTAATTTATTACAGCTACAGCTTTAAAAGTCCTAATGCTATGTTCAATGATGCTTATTATGACGAGGTAGTTAAAGGGCAGACTAATTATTATTTGAAGTAATGGGACTACAGAGAGCAACTAAAGAAGGAGTATTAGAACTGGATAGAATCAGTGCCAAGATTGGTAGTACAGTTAATGCTGTATGGGGAACTGTAGAAGGTGATATTACCAAGCAAACCGATTTACAGAATGAATTACAAGGTATTAAAGATGTTGTTAATACCAAAGTTGACAAGGTAAATGGTAAGCAGTTATCTACAGAAGATTATACAACACCAGAGAAGCAGAAACTGGCTGGACTTAGTAACTATGATGATTCTGCATTAAGAAAGTATGTTGAATCCTTAGAGGAACAGAACAAGCTATTAAAGGAACAGGTAGCTGCATTACAGACTAAGATAGATAATACTGGTTGGATTCTATTAGAATAATAACAACACTATGAGAGAACTAAGAAACTGTAATGAAATTGTAAAGATGGATTCCAGAACAGTAGAAGGCTATGCTTTAGTATTCGGTAAGCAATCTAGGGATTTAGGTGGCTTTACTGAAGTAATAGAACCTACAGCCTTAGAAGGTATCTTAGAAAAGTCTGATATACTATGCTTACTGAATCACAATGAGGATAGAGGTATATTAGCTAGGTCTAAATATGGTACTGGAAGCCTAGAATTAACTATAGATGATACTGGACTTAAATACAGGTTTGAAGCACCTAACACTGCTTTAGGTGATGAACTGTTAGAAGGTCTTAGAAGGGGAGATATTAGTACTTCTTCATTTGCTTTTACTATTGGCAAAGATACTTGGACTAAGAAGGAAGATGGTAGTTATTTAAGAACTATCAATAGCTTCAAAGAATTATTCGATGTATCACCTGTATATAAAGAAGCATATCCAGATACATCTGTAGCATTAAGAAAGATGCAGGATTTAGAGAGCGAGGATTTAAAAGATTACTTCGCTGGACTTAGGAGTAAGTTAAACTAATGAACACCTTAGAACTACTGGACAAAAAGGAACTGCTTAAAAAGAGAGCAGAGGAAATTATATCTGGTGCTGAGAAGGAAGTAAGAAAGCTAAATGCTGGCGAGCAGGTAGAATTTGATGCACTTACTAAAGAAGTGGCAGATATAGATATTCAGATTAGGAAGATTGAAGAAGATAACCTTAAACAAACAACACATACAACTAATACTATGAAGGAAAAGTTTTCACTTTTAAAGGCTATCAATGATGTAGCCAATAACAGACAATTAGATGAGAGAGCACAGGAAGTAGTAGGTGCTGGTATCGCTGAAATGAGAAAGGCAGGTCAATCTTATAGCGGACAGATTGTACTTCCTATTGAAGAAAGAGGTGATATTAAAGCTACTGTAGCTACAGCAGGACAGGAGAATGTAGCAGAAGATAAGTTGGGTATTTTAGAGCCATTGAGAGCTAGTTTAGTATTGGCACAGGCTGGTGCTTCTTATATGACTGGACTTATAGGTAATGTTTCTATTCCTGTTTATTCTGGTTCAAATGTAGGCTGGGCTGGTGAAGTAGCTGCTGCTTCTGATGGTGCAGGTACTTTCAGTGAAGTAAACCTAGAGCCTAAAAGACTTACTGCTTACATTGATGTATCTAAGCAGTTCTTAATTCAAGATTCTAATAGTGCAGAAGAAATGCTAAAGAGAGATATTGTAGCAGCTATTTCTAATAAGTTGGAAGCTACTATTTTGGGTACTGCTGCTGGTTCTGCTACACAGCCTGCTGGTATGCTTAACGGCGTAACTGCTGATACAGCTGCTGTTACTTATGCAGACTTTGTAAATATGGAAGCTACATTAGGTGAGAAGAATGTAAGAGGTGATATTAAGTTTATTGTTTCACCTTCTGCAAAGGCTGTATTAAAGTCTACTGCAAAGAATCAAAATACTTTCATTATGGAAGGTAATGAGGTAAACGGTTATCCAGTTCTTTGTACTTCTGCTGTTGCTGGTAAGGGTATTGTTTATGGTAACTTCGCTGATTTGGTTATCGGTCAATGGGGTGGAATTGATTTAACCGTTGACCCATATACACAGGCTGCTAACGGTAAGGTAAGACTTGTTATCAATGCTTACTTTGATGCTAAGCCTAGAAGAGCAGAAGCATTTGTTAAGAAGGTTCTTAAAGCCTAATTATAGTCTATTTAATAAGTAGTAAGCTATGTATATAACTTTAGAACAAGCAAAGAAACACCTGCTAGTAGATGAGGATTTTAGGGCAGATGATATGTACATTCTGGACTTAATAGCTGTAGCAGAGGATTCGGTATCTAAACATTTAGACATAGCTTTAGATGAATTAGAAACAGGTGGTACTTTACCACCTGCTATAATTCACGCTATGTTACTAATGATAGGTAACTTATATGCTAATAGAGAGCCTGTAGCATTTGGTACGGTAGTTAAACTGCCTTATAGTTATGAATACCTTATAGGACTTTATAAACACTATGAAATAAAATGAGGGCAGGACTATTAAATTATCCAATTACCATACAAGAACCTATAACACTAAAAGATGTATATGGGGCTAATGGTATAGACTGGAAGGATGCTATAAGTACCAGAGCGCAGGTTACTTATAATTCTGGAAACAGACAGAACCAGAATAATGAAATAATCCACTGCTATACAGTTACCTTTACTATAAGGCTATATCACAAAGTTAATGAGCAAATGCGAATTATTTGGAATGGCAATAAGTACAGGATTCTTAGTATTAACCGAGAATTATATAAGCAATCAATAACCATAGTAACTGAATTGATAAATGAATAATATAGAAGTAGATGCCAGACAGGTTACTTCTATGTTTGCAGATTTGACAAGCAGACAGCAAAGGCAGGTCTATAGAAGTGCTTTAAGAAAGGGTGCTGGTATCTTAGTCGGTGAAACTAAAAGACAGCTAAGGCAGACTTTAGGCAGAGCAGCTTCTAGTAGAAACTGGTGGAATGGTAAGACCTTAATAAGTGGAATCAAAGCTAATGCTGATAGAAACGGAGAAGAAGCTAAAGTACATATTATGGGTGACTTTAGATTAAAGTTCTTTGAAATGGGTACTAGAGTTAGAAGAACCACTGGTAGTAATACTGCATCTGTTAGAGGTCGGAATCCTATTAGAAGGCAGAGAGCAGCAGCCAATAGAGGTAATATCAATGCAGCACATTTCTTTAGAACAGCTAAAGCCAATAAGGAAAGGGAAATCTTTGATAATATGGATAACCTTATAAGCCAGTCAATTCAGAGAATAGCTAATAGGAACAGACGATGAGTTTACAAGTAGGTAAAGCTATCTATAATATCCTTAGTAATGATGCAAGGGTTATAGATAGTGTAGGGCATAAAATTTACCCTTTAATAGCTGATACAGGTACTACATTTCCATTCATTGTTTATAGAAGAACAAGTATAGAACCATCTGATAGTAAGGATAGATTTATATATAGTGAAGATACTTATGTGGAAGTGGTTATAGCTTCTGATAAGTACAATGAATCTATAGAAATTGCTGACTTGGTTAAAAATGCCTTACAAGGTAAGAAGGGTAACTATTCTGGTATTAACATACACGATATTAGAATGACAAATGCAGATGAGGATTATATAGAAGATACATTCATTCAGAACCTTACATTCAATATAAAGACAAATGGCAGGACAAGTAATTAATGGTGGTGATTTGATGCTGTTTATAGATGGTAAATCTATAGCATTTGCAACAAGCCACAAACTAAGTATAAACGTAGAAACAGTAGAAACCACTTCTAAAGATAGTGGTGGCAAATGGGTGTCTAAAGCAGCCAGAAAGATTAGCTGGAACTGTAGTACAGAGAACCTTTATTCTAATGACGGTGAAGGTATGACATTTGACCAGTTATTTGACAAGCTGACAGCCAGAACACCTATTGAAGCTGTATTCTGCTTAGAGAAAGATTATGCAGCAAAGAAGGATGAAGTACCCGAAGGCGGTTGGTTGCCTTCTACTACTGGTACATATTCTGGCAAAGTGATTATTACAGCTTTGGAAGCCAATGCACCTAACGGAGATAATGCAACATTCACAGCATCATTTGAAGGTGTGGGGGCACTTACAAAGACTGCTACAGCTTAATATAGAGCCTTTATATCTCTAGGTTATGGAGGTGTAAAGGCTTTCTTTTTAAATACTTATTGATATGACTATTAAAGGACAAGACTACAAACTGAAATATACACTTAGAGCCTTATTTATCTATGAACAGATTACAGGTAAGGCATTTGAGTTAAAGACTATTACAGATGAATATCTATTCTTCTACTGTGTCTTAATGGCTAATAATCCAGACAGTTCACTAACCTTTGAGGAACTGATAGAAGCCATAGATGAAGATATGGGTATTATGGTAGAGTTCCAGAACTTCTTAAAGAAGGAACTGGAGAAGCAGCAGCTATTCATTACTAATAATACGGATGCTAAAAAAAAGTCCTAACCACTAAGGAGATATATTCAGCCTTAGTAATAGAAGGTGGACTAGACCCAGAATATGTACTAGATGAGATGCAGATGTATGAGTTAGAACCATTGATTAGCAATCTACATAAGAAGGATAGAAATAGCTGGGAACAGGCTAGAATGATAGCTTATGTAATTGCACAATGTAACAGTACCAAGAAATTAAAGCCTACTGATATAATGCAGTTTACTTGGGATAATGATACTACAGGGGAAACATCTATTAGTAATGAAGATATTAAGAGATTGAAAGAGAAAGCTAAACAATATACAACACACAATTAAATATGGCTGATTTAGTAACCAGACTATTATTAAATAGTAGTCAATTTGATAACAATATAAGACAGTCCACACAACAAGTACAGCAGTTTCAGCAGGTAGGAAGGAATATCACAGCCACTATAGGAAGATTTGCTGGTGTGCTAGGTATAGCTATGACAGCAGGAGAAGCATTTAATGCTGCTGTTAATAGTTCCAGAGAAGCACAACAGGACTGGAATACTGTAGTAGGTACTGCTAAGACTACTGTAGATAACTTCTTTTCATCTTTATATAGTGGTGATTGGACTGTATTTGAGAATGGGATATTAAATGCTATCGGACTAGCTAAGAGATATACAGAAGCCTTATCTAATGCTAAGATGGCTATGGCTATCGGTGAATCTAAAGCAGATAGATTAGAAGCAGAAAGAAATAACTATGAATACCTTATTACTAAGAAGGGTATTAGTAATGAAGAAAGAACAGCAGCCTATAACACTTACATAGAATTATCTAAGAAGGAAATCTTAGAGAGGGAAAGTAAAAGTAAGTACTTCTGGGAACAGATTCAAGAAGTAATGAAGGCTAAAGGCGTTACTGGTATTAATGATGCTAAGGAAGCACAGAAACTATATGAGAGTTTATTAGACCCATCTACTAAGGAATATGCAGATTTAGAGAAGTACAAGCAAAGGAAGTCAGATGCTAAAGGTACTAGGAATCTAGGTTACTTAATGATGATTAGCGGTGCTGGTATAGGTAGTGAAGGCTTAGACACTTATGCTAAAGGTGTTAAGGAACTGGAAGAAGCTACAGATGAGAGCCTAGAGAATATGATTAGATTCCAGAATATCTTTACTTCGGAAGTCGGTGAAGAAGTAAAGGATATGCTAGATAAGGCTATAACTTTTACTGATAAGGCTGGTACTATTAAGAAAGATATGTCTGATGCAGGGCAGGATTTAAAGGATAATCTTAATAATGGAGAGGTTAAATTAAAACCTGTCATTCCTATTGGTTCATTAGCAGAACTGGATGCACAGATAGCATCTTTAAGAAAGGAATTAAACCTAGCTATTAGTAATGAAGATAGGATAAGAATCAATGCTGAACTAAATGCACTTACTGAACAGAAGAGGGTAATAGAGTTCCAGTACAAATATCCTAATGCACCTACTAGTAAGTTAGATGGCAAACCTGCTAGTTTAGTTGGTATGGCTAAGAAGCCAGAAATACCTACTTCACTTCCTAGGTTTAGTAGCCCTATTACTAATAAAAATATTAAGCTGAATAATGAGTATGCACAAAGTTTAGGTGCTATAGCTTCTATTATGGGTTCTGTAACCAATATGACCAATGAAGGTGCGGCAGCTTGGTTAAGTTGGGGTGCTAATTTGATTAGTGCTGTAGCAGCAGCTATCCCACAAATTGTAGCATTAACTACAGCTAAGAAAGGTGAAGCTATTGCCAGTGGTGTAGCCAGTGCAGCCCAAACACCGTTTGTAGGATGGTTGTTAGCAGGTGCAGCAGCAGCGGCTGTAGTAGCAGCTTTGGCTAGTATTCCTTCTTTTAGTACTGGTGGTATATTTGCTGGCAATAGTACTATAGGAGATATGAACTTAGCTAGGGTAAATGCTGGTGAAATGATTCTTAATAACAGACAGCAAAGGAATCTATTTAACCTGCTTAATGGTAATGGGGTTATAGGTTCTGCTGGCGGTGGTCAGGTAGAATTTAAGATTAAAGGTAAGGAACTTGTAGGAGTTCTAGCCAATTACAATAACAAAACTGCTAAGGTAAGATGAAATATACAGCACAATTCTATGATATAAATGAGAAGCTATACACATTGGAAATAGGTTCTGGAGAAGTGCAGAACATTACTTTATCTGCTACACCATTCATAACCGAGTTAGAAACTTCTGATTCACATTTATATAAGCCTTGCAAGTATAGTAGCGCTACTATAGGAATGATTACAGACGATTATAAGTTTGATTTGTATAGTAGTACAGCACAACAGAATAAGGTAGTTCTTAGTAATGCTGATGGTATTGTATGGGTTGGGTATGTTACACCCAATCTATACAGCCAAGGCTATGAGAATGAATTAGAAGAAATAGAGGTAGAAGCCATAGATGCACTTAGTACATTACAGTATTATAAGTACACCATTATAGGCAGTAAGAAAGATATAGTTTCATTTACCCAGATTATAAACCATCTGCTTAGTAAATGTAATGCTTATAGCTCTTTCTATATTTCGGATAATACACAATTAAATGCTACATCTGACTTTTGTCTACCTAGTAAGATGTATATCAGTGAACAGAACTTCTTTGATGAAGATGATGAACCTATGACTATGCAGGAAGTTCTGGAAGAAGTTTGTAAATACCTTAATGTAACTGCTGTGGCTGATGGTGATAAAGTTTACTTCTTGGATTATGATGCTATTAAAAATGGAATTAATACTTACTATAAGTTTACCATTGGTAGTACAGCGTCCACTAAGGTTACATTACAGCAGTTTAAGGAAATAGAAGCTAGTGATTATGTTGAAAATGGCGGTCAGTTATCCTTAGATAATGTATATAATAAGGTTACTGTTAAAGACAGTCTATATAGCTTTGACAGCATTATACCTAGTATCTGGGATGAGAACTATTTAACCAACTATGGTGGTAGCTGGTCTTATGTGCAGGAAGTAAATGAAGATGGTAAAGGTGGTATGCACAAATGTTTCTTTAAGTATCTAAAGAACAGCAACTATAAATGCTACTATTACAATAAGGCTACATTAGCACAAGTATCAGCACCTTCTACTATTAACTATGCTACTACACAGAACTATGTAGGTGCTACTATCTGTAAAGCCTTCTTTGATAAGGTTACTGATTTTAATAAGAAGTACAATAATATTAATTTTACAGACTATGTACTGTTACACGTTCATAATACTTATGATGGTAAACTAAGACCATTGTTTGAACTGGAAGTAAATGATAATAATGTTAGCTTCATTGGTGGTTCTACCTATCTGATTATTAAGGGTAACTTCCTATTTATGGATAGGGAATCTGAAATGTATATAATGCAGGGGTATAGTAACAAGAATGATGACTTCAATCCAGATAATCTTTACATAGACTGTAAGTTAAAGTATGGTAGTATGTACTGGAATGGTTCTAGGTGGACTACTACAGATAGTACATTCAAATTATACTTTGATAATCAAGGACAGTCAGACCATTGTATTAACAGGATATTCCCAGTTAAAAATAACATTACTTGGAATATGGGGATAGATGGTGAAGGTTATGCTATTCCGATGCCTAATACTAATGAAGTAATTACTGGTAAACCTACATTTACTTTATACCATCCACACAAAGTAGATAATAGCTATAGATGTGATGCTGTTTGGTTATCTGACTTCGATATACAGGCTAAAGTTCAGAACTTCCAGAAGGAAGAAGAAAAGGATAGTGATACTGAATACAGCAACATCATAAACGAGGACTTTGTAAATGAGATGGATTCAGAAGAATTTGCTATATGTACTTGGGATAATAAGGAATGTAACTATAGTGCAGTTTGCTATAGTGCTGATAGTACTAGCTTTACTTATCTGGATAACGTATACAATAAGGCTACTAAGCAGATGTATAGACTGGAAGAACATCTTATATATAGGCTAGTAACACAATATAATACACCTTCTGCTATTCTGAATCTGAACCTACAGAACAAGTTTAAAGTATATGCTACTATGACTGATAACCATCTTCCAAATAAAACCTTTATAGTGGATAGCATTACTACAGATTATAGATTATGTAAGCAGGAAATACGGTTAATAGAGAAGAAGTAATATGCAATTTATAAGGACAAACATAAATAAGACCTATCGTAATGGTGAACTTAATGTAAGTAATGTAGCTGTTACTAATATTGGCGGTGGTGGGGGAAGTTCTTCTTTAAGTGGGAACTTTCTACCTGCTGTTAATAATGGTGATGGTTCTTATACTGTAGATTTATCAAAGGTAGTGTTTACTGGAAACTTAATTGGTGAAGGTGAAATTACTGCTTATGGTCAAGGTTCTACAGGTGGTGGAAGCACTTCTACAGGTTCAGTTACTATTTATGATGGTTTGGATTCTGTAGCTGTAGATGCTGCTTTATCAGCCAATCAAGGTAGGATATTAAGAGAGATGATATTAGAAGCTGGAACTGGTGGTAGTACACTATTATCTAAATTGGAAGATGTAACGCTGACTAATCTGGCAGACGGTCAGATATTAAAGTATGATACAACTTCTAAGAAGTGGGTTAATGGTGATGGTACTAAGGTTACTTGGACTAATATAGAAGGGAAGCCAGCAGCACTTACAGATGCTAATATAGCTAAATGGAATGAGAACAGCCATACACATACTAATAAGACTACATTAGATAAGATAACAGAAACTGATATAACTAACTGGAATGATACCAATAGTAAGAAACACAGCCATAGTAATAAGACTATATTAGATGGTATAACATCTGCTAAGGTTACTAATTGGGATGGTGTAGTAACTAACTGGAATAAGGCTTTTTACTTTGATTCCAATGGAGATTTGAAGGTTAAAGTAAATGTTATCGGTGAGAAGGAAGTTTCAGCCTATGGTGCAGGTACTTCTGGTGGAAGTGGTAGTATTACTATAGTAGATGCTTTAACCAGTACGGCTACAGATGCGGCACTTTCAGCCAATCAAGGTAGGATTCTAAGGGAATTGATTGAAAATGTTGGCGGTGGTGTAAGTAGCTGGAATGATTTAACTGATAAACCAAGCTGGATTGGGGCTAATAAACCTTCATATACTTGGGCTGAAATAAGTGATAAACCATCTACATTTGCACCTAGTTCACATACTCACAATTACGCTAGTACAGTTAAAGTAGGTTCAACAAGCTATAATATAAGTGGAAATACTATCAGCTTACCAGCATATCCTACAGTACCTTCTGCTTTAAAGAATCCTAATGCACTTACTATTAGCTTGAATGGTACTTCACAGGGTGCTTATGATGGTAGTGCTGCAAAGAGTTTCAATATAACAGCAGCTAGTGTAGGTGCAGCAGCCAGTTCACATAGTCATAGCTATCTTCCTTTGAATGGTGGTACTTTGACTGGTAATGTTATATTCTCTACAGATTCTACTTTAACGTGGAATAGGAACACTGATAGCTTTTCAATAGGTTTTAAAAATACAGGTGATAGTGATGCTGACAGCTATGGCTGGATGAAGATGGCTGATAATGGTAATGAGTACTTTAAATGGTTACAAGTAAGTGGAAGTACAACTACTGAATTGATGAGTTTGAAAAGTGATGGACTAAGATTTAAAGGAATTAAAGTTAGTTTGGAAGGGCATTCACATAGCTATGCAGGTTCTTCCAGTGCTGGCGGTGCTGCAACTAGTGCCAATAAAGTAAATAGTACTCTGGCTTTTACAGGTGGTACATTTGCTGCAAAGTCGTTTGATGGTAGTTCCAATCAAACGGTTAATATACCAACACATACTAGCCACTTGACTAATAATAGTGGGTTCATTACTAGTAGTGCCACTGTAGCAGCAGCCAATAAGGTTACTAATACATTAACCTTTACAGGTTATCAATCCAAGTCATTTGATGGTAGTGCAGCAGTCAGTGTAGCTATACCAAACAACACTAATCAATTAACCAATGGTGCAGGATTCATTACTAGTAGTGCTAGTATTAGTGGTAACGCTGGTAGTGCTACAAAACTACAGACAGCTAGAACTATTAACGGCACTTCATTTAATGGTACTGCTAACATTACTACGGCAAACTGGGGTACTACTAGAAGTATTTATATTCAAGATGCTACAGCTACTAATACCAGTTCGGCAGTTAGTGTAAATGGTGGTGGTAATGCTTATTTGAAATTACCAACTAACATTAAAGTAGGTACACTTACAGCTACAGGTGAAGTGACTGCTTATTCTGATATTAGGCTTAAAACAGACATTCAGCCATTAAAGAATAGGGGGTACATTAAACCTGTTACATATAAGAAGGATGGTAAGGACTGTATAGGATTCATAGCACAGGAAGTAAGGGAACTATATCCAGAACTAGTTATAGAAGATAATACAGAAGATAAGTATCTGTCTGTCAACTATGCACAATATGTAGCAGTCTTACAAGCACAAATAATAGACCTAAGAAAAGAGATAGACGAATTAATTAAATAAGAGTTGATATGAAGAAGTTTGTACTATGGCTTATTAAGGTATTTAAGCTGGATATAATTACTGAAAGAATAGTGGTTAAAGAGATTGTAAGGTATGTAAGTACAGGTACTATTAATGGTAATGTGCTTATAGATGGCAATTTGGAGATAAATGGAAGGTTAATAGTAACAGGTGAAATATCCTGCTACACAAATAAAAGTTGATATGGCATTAGGTAGTACGGGAATAACAACAAGTCTGGTAGGAAATGCAATAGGGAGCAGCAGCAGGAATGTTGGTGCTCTATGCAGTTCCTCACTTATAAATGAGTGGTCTAAATGGAAACCTATATCAAGTAATGTAGGTACAATGACACTAGCGGAATTGAAGAACAGGAATTATGGTATAAGCATACTGTCAGCCAATACACCAGATTCATTGGTGACACAGATAAAGAATAATAGTAATCTGGGATATAAGTATAATAAACCTATAGGCGGTGCTAACAGTCCTTATAGGTTGGGAGATTTTAGAAACTATGACCATTCGGCAGCGATGCCTGTTGGAGCAAGCTATAAAAATGGCGACAGTGTTAATGTTGGTGGTGTTACTTCATCCAATCACGCAAGCTATGAGAAAGTATTGATGGGTATTGAAAATATGGATGGTGGGGATTCTGCAACTTATCTCAGTAAAGATAATCTGTATACAGTTTATGATAATAGTGGGAATAAGATAGGCTTAAAAAGAGGTGCATTAGTGACAGATGGTACAAATACAGTATGGTATAGTGATAAGCTGTACTGGTGGACTACACAGATGCAGAAGTTTAAAGGTAAAACAGTGACAGTATATGAGTTTTATACCAATGCAACCAATACGCCTACTAATGCTTATGTAGCTAATGCCAATGACAGGTTTTTAGCACTGCCAGAACCAGTATATACTATACAGGTTAAGAATGATGTACCAGCAGGAAGCAAGATTGTTAATACTATATGTACTGCCAAATTTACTAACAGTACTAACCAGTATGTAAGTTATGAAATTAAATTTAGTGCAGTTGGCGCGACTTATAGAGGTGGCACGATTACAAATGTTAGAGCAGTATTAAGTAAGGATAGAAATGGGATTAATGTTATTGCAAGTACATTATTAAGTAATTCTCTCTATATTGCAGATGAAACAACTTCTCAAACATTCACAGGACAATTATATAATAGAGGTGGTTCAATGATGTCGTATTTGTTGATTTATTATAATAATTCAATTCAATACACAACTAATATATTAGCCGAGATGCCAGATATACAGTAAGCACTTTAAATTTATTAAGACTATGACAAAGAAGATGAAATTAAATGTGCAGTTGGTGGTAGCAGCCTTATTGATATTGGTGGGCTGTGGGCTACTGATTGCAGGATTTACAGTAGCACCATTAGGAATTATCCATAGTAGTGTACTGGTAGCTTTTGGTGAAACTTGTACCTTTGCTGGTGCTCTATTCGGAGTAGATTATCATTATAGAGTAAGAAAGTGAATAAATTTAGCCTGTAGTCTGGTGATAGATTGCAGGCTATTTGTTTATGTAGCTACTTTGTAGTACATTTGCAGCGTGATTCTGATAGCACTATTTGTCTGAATAGCCAGTATAATAGTGTATTGGCATAATTTAAACTTTTTATATTATGACACAGAATCAAGAATCACAAGTGAATGTTCTTTCAGTATTGGTATCAACTGACCGCAAGGAATTAGGTAAGGCTTTTGGTGTTGGTTTGTATATTACAGACAGTGACACAGTAGAACAGGTTAAGGCTAAATGTAAAGGTTATATCGCAAGATATGAACTATACATAGCCAATCTTAAAGCTGTATTGGAGATTCCAGACGACAATTTGAAGTCTGAAATGAGAAGGGCTAAGGCTTATCGCTACATTCAATCTCTTACAGAGGATGATAAAGCAGCCTTGAAGGAGTTGATAGGTCAGTAACTGATAGAACTTCAAACAATGGGGCTAGCTTCGGCTAGCCTTTTTTATTTTAAGATGTATGGAGTATAAGAAGTATGGAAGAAAGATAGTAGATGCTATCGAAGATATAGATAACCCTGCCTATAAGGTATCATTAGACAGTATTAGAAGAAGCCATTTTACAATAGGTACTATAGTTATGGCTAATACTATTTATGATGGTTTTATAACACTATGCCAGTCTAAGAACTATCTATGTGCCATTCAGCAAATAAGGATGCAAATAGATAATTGTATGACTATATTTGCTAGCCAGTTAGTAAAGAACCAGGCTTCTTTCTATAACCACTTTGCTAAAGGTGGGGCTTTGAATCAGATGAAAGTAAAGGGTAATGCACTTACTACTAATTACCTTCTGGAGTTATTAGATGAGAAGTATATAGGTATTAGGGATATATACAGGGAAGGCTGTAAGTGGATTCATCCTACTAGCAAACGATTGAACTTCTATTATATTACACCTTTGACTAATGGAGAGCCAACTAGTATAGTAGGTTATAAGGATAAGGAATATAGTATAGTTAATGGGTTAATGGCAGATACATTACTAGAAGATATATGTAATGATATGTACTATGCTATGGATATACTGCTAGAGTTAGTAAATGAACAGATAAGGCTACAGAAAGAAGAAGCTAGTGCTGTTACTACTGATGAACAGCTAATGAATAACATAGATGAAGTATTTGATAAGATAGGTATTCAAGTAGTTTCGGATAAGGGGAATGGGGTAATATTTTAAGCAGAGAGTGCGTTAAACCCCAGACCTCCCTACTTTTCACGAACTGTAGAATTTGAATATCTAAAACCTTAATATTTCATTACAGATACATTTTGCTAGACTATAGCCCATTAAGACACATTTAAAGCGTAAATCTATAGCTAATGGTGCAACATATACAATAAAAGGGAAGCTAATCACTTCCCTTTTATGTTAATATAAGTTAAAATTTAGATTTTATATTTTATAACTGGTTGATTATCAGTA